AATCCGAATTTATGGCGTATCTTTTGTCATGTCCATGTCCTCTGCAACATTTTTAATTAGTTGTCCAGCAACTTCATAAGTTCTTGGATGTTCACTTTCTCTTGCAAGGTCTAATATACCTTCTATTGCATCTTGTCCTTTTTCAACTAATGAATAAAAGTTTTGTCTTTGATATTCAAAATCATTACCTTCATTATCTGTTTTGACAACAGTTTTTGGTTTATCTTCAACCTTCATAATTTGTTCACCTATCAATGTTTCATCTAAAATATTATTTACTTTAGACATTATTCTAATATCCCATAAACTGTAAATACACCTTTCGTTATATTACCACTTGCACCCATAAACTTAAAATAATTTTGTGCTGTTGTTAATGAACTTTGAAATCCAAAAAATATGTAATATGCTGAACCATTATTATTTTGATGTATATATGTACCGTGATACATTTTATTGTTTTGTGTTTGTGTAAAATATGGTAAATGCAGTTCTAAAAAATTAGTTTTTATAGTGCTTGTTGCATCATGATTCCAACCAGCAAATTCGTAATAATTGGTAGTTCCAGCAAATGCCGCTCCTGCTTCCGTACCACTTCCTATTGTTCTATAAAAATAACCCCCATTGGCTGTAAAAGAAAATGTTGAACCATTATCTGGTGAATCAGCAAATCTGAAATTAGTATTTGTTGATAAAACAAAATCATTTATTCTAATCATATAACTTTTGTATGTTGATGTAAAAATTGTATTGTCAAAGGCAACTTCAGAACTTGATGATGCAGTTGTAGTTGCTAATTTTACCATTGTACCTGCTGAACCAAATTCAAATGCACTACCAGCACTATTAACTTTAAGTGCTTGTCCACCAGAACCTAAAGTATTAATATTAAACAATCCAACTTTATCTATAAAAGTTTCGTCAAAAAGTATTCTATCGTCTGCATTTGTACTAGAATTGTCTGTTCCATCTAAAACTAAAAAATCACCTTTGTTTGCACCAGCACCATCTGTTCCATCTAATATAATTGAATCGTTTTGTAGACCTAATCGTGTGTCTGCATCTATTTTTGCTTTTGATATACTATTACTTGCAAGGTCAACGGCCTGTACTGTTGCATCTGCAATAGCTCTACTTGGTAATGTTCTTATTGGCACTTTATTCTCCTACTCTTATTTATTCATCACTACCAGTTTCTGGATTATAGTCTTTTGCATCTTGGAAGAAAGATGTTGTTTCATTGAATCCAAAGTTGTCGTCAAACTCAGCAGATACTGGTTCTGGTGTGACACTATATCTTTGTTCTCTCTTAGGTGATTTGTCTGGTAAATCTGTAAACTGGTCAACTTGAACTGATTTGATAACAGACTGTGAAGTAACAGGCCCATACAAATAAAATTTTGCAGTAAAAGATAATGTATAAATGATTGCTCGTCTTGTTGTGAAATCACCTTCATAATTATCTTCGTAATCTATACCAGTTAATACAATAGGAACATCTCTTTTTTGTTTCATATCTAAATTATCGTTGACTGTAATTGTATATTCTGGTTGAAAGAAAGGTAATATTTGTTCTATGATTTGTAGTGCATCATCACCACTTTTTGCCATAACAAATAATTGTAAATCAACATTATAAGGAACAGGCATATATTGTGTTTCTAATTTACCAGAACCTTTTGCACTTGTCTTTCTAATCTTTGTAACACGATTTAATTTTCTAGTTGTATCATAAGAAAGTGTTTGTATCTCAAATGCAATTCTTGGTAAAGTAATCGCAGTTGTTTTACTAATACTTGCATCTTCTCTAATTCGTGTAAGAAACTTTTGTTTAGGCCCATATGCAAGTGGAACTTTCATAGATTGTGTAATATTACCAGAACTATTTTTTCTGACAATCTGTATATTATTAAAAATAGTACCGAATGATACTATGATTTTTCTAATCGTTTCGTGATAAAATTGTTGTCCTAACATTATGATTCCTTCCCAGCGTCACCAAATGGATTTGATTCACTAAAGTCTAATATTGTATTATCTAAGTTTTCAAAATCTTCAATCTGAGATTTTTCATCAATGGTATCTACATTATATTCTTCATTGATTAGATAATGATTTTCTTCTTTTATTTCAGTTATTGTTGCAGTAAACCCATTGTTTCTACTAGTAATAACTTCATCTTTTGCAAATGTTCCAGTTATATATTCAAAATGTAATGTGTTACTATTTATTAACCTAATATAAGCTTGTCCACCGTTTGCACCAGTGATAACTTCATCTTCTTCAAATGCACCAGTTTCATCTTTGACTGTAATATAGAAAGTATCAGCAGTTTCAAGTAGTATAGAACTTGCACCAAACTGTGTTTCAGAAATTAGATTATCACCAGCATCAGAACCACCACCATCTGTTCTGTCTAATAATAATAAATCATTGTCCTCTAATGCAATTTCTTCTGTATATGTTCCAGTTTGTTCTAATGTAAACTGGTAAGAAAGTGCATCTAAACTACTATCGGTTTCTATCTGGTCAATCGCACTTACACCAGTATCAATACCCTCACTACCATATTCAAATAATCTACATTTTAATTTATAGACTGGATTATTATCTAATTGAAAGAAAGGTTCATCGTGGTCAACAAAACTAATTTCAAACATTTTATTAATGATAGGATGAAAAACTAAATCACCTTCTAAAGGTCTATCTGCATCAGTGGATTCATCTTCATTTACAAGATATGCACTTTCACTTGTAGTTGTTCCGTCTTCTAATAATACTGCACCAAAAGTTTCAGTGGTGCCAGATTCTAAAACAACTTGTTTTGTTATGTCTTGAAATCTTTCTTTACTTACGACAAAGGTAACTTCATCTTTAATATCTAATCCAAACTTTGATACTAATTCTTTTTCACCCTCAAGACCACCCTCTGCATTTTCTACATACATTTCTATAAGTTGTGATTCTGAAAAAGTTGATGATGTATCTTCACCAAATAAAGTATCTTCATTAACAAATGTTCTATTTACATAATAGACATCGTGTCCGTGAATCTGGATAGCTTCCTTAACTAGATTTTTATATAGGTCTCTCTCGGCAGATATAGAAGTCTTATTACTGTCGTGAAAAAATTTATTGACTGCCATAACTTATCCTACCATATAATTTACTGGTAACTCAAATCCTAGTTTCATTTCTTCTTCTAATTTAGTGATTTCATCTAACGCTTGTTGATAGATTGTTTCACCGTTCATAGTAACTCCACCTAACATTTGAACACCATTAAATTTTGATAGGTTAGCACCCCATTGTTTTTTAATTAATGCAGTTGCATATCTTTTTAAATACATATCATCAAACACATCTGTATAAACTGTTGGGTCTAATTTTCTATAACACTCAATTAAAAGAAAATCACCGTTATTGAAATCTTTTTCCATGTCTGCGTGAATGTATAATCTGTTTTGATGTTCTTTAAAATCTATTGGATATTCACCAGTAAGAATGTGGTCTAGAAAATCTAGATGCCTCATTGTCATTTCATAGTGAATTATTGAAGTTGAACTGAAATCATATAAATCATTTAGTCTTAATTGATAACGAACATCAAATAAATTTTGAGTTAATTTATCTGTTACTGGATATACTTTTACAACTGCTAATACACTATCTGGAATAGGTATATAGTTCTCTTGTTGTAAAAAGTCTGCTGTAATTGAACTATCAACTTTATCGGTTGCTGTAACTGCACTCTCATTACTTCTCATTCTTGCAATTTCAGCAGTTGTAAGTTGATGTTTTAGATATACTCTTTCAATACCATCATAATGGTATTTTGAAAAATATTGTAAAGCTTCATCTACTCTATCATCTATTTGGTCATCAGATACATTGATATCAATGACACCTTTACCTAATGCTCTTAAACAATATTCTTTAAATGTTGACTTTGAAGTAGGTACTGCCATAACTAATCCTTTTATTATTATTTATAATAAAAAGAGATTATGTTCTTTTTTCTGCACCTTTCATAGTAAGAAAACCTTTTGCATCGTGTCCCTCTCTCTCTTCTTTATAAGTAGCATCTTTTTTAAACGAAAACTTATATTACCAGAAACACTTACTCTTAAACCTTTATTACCCTTTAATTCTGATAAATTAGGCTCTACTTCGTGAACTGCCCACGATGGAAACATAATCAATCTGCCTGGAACTGGAGCCCAGTACACTTCATT